TTTTTCATCTTCATATGAATATTTATCAATAAAATAAATCTTAGAAGAAATTAATTTATAAGATAATGGCAACAGCACAAGCAAATCAAAAAGTCTTCGTTTCCCCAGGTGTCTACACTTCGGAAACAGACCTATCTTTCGTCGCACAGAGTGTAGGTGTTACAACGCTTGGTTTGGTAGGAGAGTCAATCAAAGGACCAGCCTTCGAACCTGTGTTTATAACAAACTACGATGAATTCCAAACTTACTTCGGGGGAACAATTCCTGAAAAGTTTGTAAACACACAAATCCCTAAATATGAGGCAGCATACATTGCTAAATCATATCTTCAACAATCGAACCAAATGTTCTTTACGAGAATATTAGGTCTTTCGGGATTTGATGCGGGTCCTTCTTGGTCTATCAAAGTTACGGCCAATGTTGACCCAAACACAATTGGTTTGAACACAGCCGTTCCTACGGGTGTTTGGACAGCTCAGTTCACAGGTTCAACTTCCGCTAACACAATCACATTTGTTGGGGGTAGTTTGCCAGCTCCTGTTAATGACGATTTCACTAAGCAATTCAGATTAAGTAATGGTAGTACATCAACATATCAAGATGGTTTTAACACTTATGTTGGTAATGTAATTGATAATCCGATTTTATCGGCTTCTACTTCAATATTCTATGGTGCGGTTCCAGGGTCTTCTTATATAAACATTACTAACAGTTATACGGGTTCCACAAACGCCTTCGGTGTTGATTCTGTAAACCTAACAACAAACGATTTGGAATCTTCAGAAAACCAACCTTGGTATTATGCGGCTTTTGATTTGACGACTGGCGATAATTACTCAGGATACTCTTTCGATTATGTTGTTAACAACTTAGCAAATTTAGGTCAGACTGTTTATTCAGGCTCTGTGTCAGGAAATGTTTATACTTATTCGGGAACAGCTTACACTGATTACAACAACATGGTTGTTGCAACTTTACGTTCAAGAGGTATTTCTTTGTTCACAAATAACGTAGCAAGTCCTAATCACGGACCTTTGTATGAAGTAACAGGTTTAACTGATGTTAAGTTAGTTTGTTCTGGTCAATATTCAGGCGTGACATCAAATCCTTTCGGAACTTTCTTGTTGTCGGGTGTAACAAAAGACGGTGATGTATTCAGTTTTGAATCTTCTCTTTTAGCGTCTTCTGCAAAATATCTCACGAAAGTTTTCGGTATCGATAATTTTGGAAAATCAAGAAATGAGGTTCCTTTATTCGTGGAGGAAATATATCCGAGTTCTTTGAACTACGCTTACAATCAAAGTTACATTAGAGGTGTTAGTTGTGATTTGGTTGCTCTTCCCCAAGCAAGACCTCAAGGTGGTAGTCCAGCTCCAAACTCAATCGCTTGGAAACTTGAACAATATCAATCACCAAAGACACCTTTCTTGGTTTCTGAATTAAGAGGTAATAAAGTTTATGATTTGTTCAGATTCATTTCAATTTCTGACGGTGACGCGGCTAACACTGAAGTTAAAGTTTCCATTGCTAATATTTCTTACAACAATATGACTTTTGATGTATTAGTAAGAAATTTCTTTGATACTGATGCTAACCCTGTAGTTTTGGAAAAATTTACAAATTGTACTTTAGACCCAGCTACGAATAGTTTTATCGGTGTTAAAATCGGTACTCACGATGGTGAGTATGCATTAGTTTCAAAATACATTATGGTTGAAATGGCGGAGGGAGCACCTATCGATGCTTTACCTTGTGGTTTCTATGGTTACACACAAAGAGAGTATGATAGTTCCGATAATCCTTCACCTTACATAATTTATAAAACCAAATATAATTTCCCTGGTGAAGTTATCTACAATCCTCCGTTTGGAACAACTGCTGGTGGTTCCAATGCTGTTGAGTCAAGTGGTGATGTGGTGAGAAGAACTTATTTAGGTTTTTCTACTTTGTATGGTATTGATGATTCTTTCTTAACATATAAAGGAAAGCAGAATCCTCAAACTAATTGGGCAACAGCTACTGATTCATTCTCTTGGAATGTTCTAAGTAAAGGTTTCCACATGGACTCTGGTGCTACAGTTGTCTCTATCGGTAATAGATATATTACAAGTGGTACACCAGCTTTCGAATGTGGTGTGGCTGAATTTAGAAATGACCCTGAGACTCAGGAAAATCCTTACTATTTCATCTACGCTAGAAAATATACAGTATGTTTTGCGGGTGGTTTTGACGGATGGGATATCTATAGAGAATTCAGAACAAATGAAGATAGATTCCAATTAGGAGCTTCTGGCTTTATGGCTGGTTTCGCTCCTGATGCAAGATATCCTACCGCTACTGGTGATGGTATATTCAAAAGAATTGTTGTACAAAACAACAGGTCTGATTTTGCTAATACCGATTATTACGCTTACTTATTAGGTATATTGACATTCGCTAATCCTGAATCAACAAACATCAACGTGTTTGCAACTTCTTCCATAGATTATGTTAATAACTCGAATCTTGTTGAAGCGGCAATCAACATGGTTCAGTTCTCAAGAGCTGATTCTGTTTACATTGCAACAACACCTGACTACGATATGTTTAGTCCAGATGGTACAGATTCACAATTAGTTATTTATCCACAAGAAGCGGTTGATAACTTAGACAACACAGGAATTGATTCAAACTACACAGCGACTTATTATCCATGGATTCTTGTAAGAGATACTGTTAACAACACACAAATTTATTTACCACCAACAGGAGAAGTTTGTAGAAACTTAGCTCTTACTGATAATATTGCTTTCCCTTGGTTCGCGTCGGCGGGTTATACCAGAGGTCTTGTCAATTCAATCAAAGCGAGAGTTAAACTCACACAAGAAGATAGAGATACTTTATATCAAGGTAGAATCAACCCTATCGCAACTTTCTCTGACGTTGGAACTGTAATTTGGGGTAACAAAACTTTACAGATTGCTGACACCGCTCTTAACAGATTGAATGTTAGAAGATTGTTATTACAAGCTCGTAAGTTGATTTCTGCGGTTGCTGTAAGATTGTTGTTCGAACAGAACGACCAAATTGTAAGACAGCAGTTCTTGGATAGTGTAAACCCAATCCTTGATTCAATAAGAAGAGATAGGGGTCTATATGACTTCAGAGTAACGGTTTCATCTTCACCAGAAGATTTAGATAGAAATACTCTAACAGGTAAAATTTATCTGAAACCAACGAAAGCTCTCGAGTTCATCGATATTGAGTTCTTGATTACACCAACAGGTGCTTCGTTCGAAAATATCTAATAAAATGAATGAAAATATAAACCCCTCTTTTAAGGAGGGGTTTTTTATTTGTTTTAATATTTATATTGTAGATGATAAAAAAGACTTTGACATATATCTCTGAGGGTTTCAAAGATGAAACAACCCCAACTATGAAATATTACGCATTTGATTGGGATGACAACATCGTTCACATGCCTACAAAAATAATTTTAAAAGACGAAAATGGAGATGAAGTAGGAATGAGTACTGAAGATTTCGCTGAATACAGAACAGAAGTGGGGAAAGACCCTTTCGAATACAAAGGAAAAACAATTATAGGATTTGCAGATAAACCGTTCCGTTTTTTTAAAACTGAAGGGGATAAACAATTTTTGATAGATGCGATGAAAGCAAAGGTTGGACCCGCATTCAACGATTTCAAAGAAGCTATAGAAAACGGTTCGATTCTTTCAATAATCACGGCGAGAGGTCATCACCCAAATACAATTAAAGAAGCGATATACAATTACATTATAACTGGTTTTAATGGAATAGACAAAGAAAGCCTTATCAAAAATTTAAAAAAGTATAGGTCTTTCGTAGGAGAAGAGGAGATGACGGACGAAGAATTAATCAAGTCTTATCTATCTATGAACAAATACCACCCTGTAACATTCGGGGATGAAAAAAACGCTGTGAATCCCGAAGAAGCTAAGATTATGGCAATGGACGAATTTGTGGACTATATAAAAGGGATGGCTGCTTTACTTAATAAAAGAGCGTTTCTTAAAAAAGATATGGGAAATAAATTTTCACCAATTAAACCGCAAATAGGTTTTTCAGATGATGATATAAGGAATGTACAATCGATGAAAAAACATTTTGAAAAGAAACCAGATAATATAGTAAAAACTTATTCTACAGCTGGAGGAACTAAAAAAGAATATAATTAACAATATCGGGAGATAAAAAAAAGTAAATGAGAAAATTTTTACACAACCCTATATTTATAACATATAAACGTTAGAAACAAAAAAATAATAATATGGCTGATTTATTAATGAAAATGCCGATACCCTACGAACCGAAACGTCAGAATCGATTCATTCTTAGGTTTCCTTCATCCTTGGGTATAAATGAGTGGTTTGTAGAATCAACTGCCAGACCTACAATAACAATCGCTTCTACAGAAATTCAATTTTTGAATACATCAACATATGTTGCTGGAAGATTCACATGGGGTGAAATTCCTGTAAAATTCAGAGACCCAATTGGTCCTTCAGCGGCTCAAGCTTTGATGGAGTGGGTTCGTCTACACGCTGAATCTGTAACAGGACGTATGGGATATGCTGCAGGTTACAAACGAGACGTTGACTTGGAAATGTTAGACCCAACAGGAGTTGTTGTAGAAAAATGGATTTTATACGGAGTTTTCTTAACGAGCGTTAACTTTGGAACATTAGGATACAGTACAGATGGTTTAGCCGATATATCAGCAAATATGAGACCAGACCGTTGTGTATTAGTTTACTAATAGTATTTATAATTTTAATTTAACTAATATATTTAACCGTAGAGTAATAAACTTTACGGTTATTTTTTTAATATGGAAGACCAAAGTAGAGAGTACGGACAAATGAATTTTACGCTACCACATGATGTGGTTCAATTACCATCTAGAGGTATTTTTTACAAAAACAAAAAGAAATCTCTTAAAGTTGGATACCTAACCGCAGCGGATGAAAACATTCTTTTAGGTAATGCCGATGATTTAACATATGCACTCTTACGTTCCAAAATATATGAACCTGATGTTAAAGTTGACGATTTGTTAGAAGGAGATGTAGAAGCCGTATTAATCTTTTTGAGGAATACTTCATTTGGCCCCGAAGTGGAAATGACTTTGACAGACCCAGTAACCCAAAAACCCTTTAATACAACAGTATTGATAGACACCCTCCCAATTATTAACGGAAAAGAACCAAACGAAGACGGAACTTTTGATGTGGTACTTCCGAAATCAAATGCCAACGCAAAATTAAAACCACTTACATACGGAGAAATAAACGAAATAAGTAAGATGGTTGAAAGATACCCACCAAATTTAACTGCGCCAAGAGTCACTTGGAGACTCCAAAAACAAATAGTAGAAATAAACGGAACACAAGACAAAGTCGAAATTGCAAAATTTGTTGACCAAATGCCGATTATGGATTCAAAGTTCATTAGAACTTTCATGAATCAAAATGCTCCAAGATTAGACATGACCAAAGAAGTAATAGCCCCATCAGGAGGAAAACTACAAATAAATGTAGGTTTTGGGGTTGAGTTTTTTCGCCCTTTCTTCTGATTACCGAAAAGGACAACTAGACGAATTTTTTTACCTGAACACATTGATGAAAATCACTTATAAAGATTTCATCGACATGCCAATTTTCATCAGAAAATATCTTTTGGATAAATGGATTGAAAGTAACAACAAGAGTTAATTTTTTCCATCCGACCTATTTATAAGATATGTTTTTAGCACCACCAACAACAGGAGAAGGACCAGACAACATAAATACAGGTCCATCAGTAACAGAAGACTTTGCTGTAGCTATGGCTGCCGTCACAAAAGAACTCAGAAGATTTGTTGACCCATCAAATTTACCGAAGGAGTTGGTAAACGAAATGTACAAACTCAATTTGGCTGCGGACTCATTGAATAAAAATTTTTTATTGTCAAGAACCCGCATAGTTGAGATGGGGAGAGCGGTCGCAGATGTGGCCCCCGATATAGTTGCGATGGGAGGAAAATTCACAGACGCAGCAGACACAATATCTCGTATTGCCTCAGGCTCAAGAAGAAACGTTGTTGCCGCTACAAAAGATGTCAAAGATTTATTTGCGGTTGGCCAATTAGTAGGAGTACAGGTAGAAAACATAGTTGATAACTTTGCTAAGGTAGGAGTAGAATACGGGGACATAGCAAAACAAGTCGGAGAATCAATTTCCATGGTTCAGAATATGGGACTCAACGCAAGAACTGTGATGAAAATGGTTGTTGAAAACACCGAACAATTACAAAGATTCAATTTTGAAAACGGAGCAAAAGGATTGGCTAAAATGGCTGCCCAGGCTTCAATGTTAAGATTTGACATGTCACAAACATTCAATCTTGCGGAAAGGGTATTGGACCCCGAAAAGGCAATTCAAGTAGCATCAGCATTCCAAAGGTTGGGAGTATCCGCAGGTAATTTAGTTGACCCATTCCAATTAATGAATCAATCAATAAACGACCCATCAGGACTTCAAGACAGCTTAATCAATATATCAAAACAATTCACATACTTTGACGAAAAATCAAAATCATATAAAATTAGTCCTCAGGGGATATTAACACTCAAAGAAATAGAAGACCAAACTCAGGTTAGTGCAAAAGCTCTGAGGGATGCCGCAATATCGGCGGCTGACTTTGACAAAAGACTTGCTGCGGTAAGCTCGAGACAATTGTTTCCAGAAGCGACCGAAGATGATAAAAAACTCTTAGCCAATATGGCTAGATTAGGGGATGGTGGGGAATATGAAATCAGTATCGGAGGGGAGTACAAAAAAATTAGTGAATTAAATTCTACAGAACTGAAAAAAATAGTAGATGAACAGAAAAAGGGCCCAAAAACTGTAGAAGAAATCCAAAAAAATCAATTAAATATCCAAGAAAGTTTATTAGCTAATGCAAGAGAAATAAATCAGAAACTAAGTAGAAACATGATTGCCACAGACAAAAACCTTGAGAATACAATCAATATGGCTGAAATACTTAGAAAGGCGGGAAGAGAAGGTGCGGGAACCAGTTTTGGTGCTGGGTATAAAAGGGAGTTAGACCAACTCAGAGAAGAAAGGAAAAAAGCAACAACTGATGCTGAAAGACAAAAAATAGATAAAGATATACGAGAACTTACTAAGGAAGAGTTTAGGAAAGCCAAATCGGTAATTTCTAAAAGTGTGGGACAAGGTTTCGATGAAAAACAATATGATGCAGAGGTTGCAAAAGTTCTTACTAAACCAATTTCCGACATATTTGATTTGTTAGGTAAAGACATAGCCCAAGGAAGAGGAACGACAAATAGAACCTCAACCGCAGCGACCCAACCTACATCCCCATCGAGGATGGTTAATCCGAATTGGGTGAGAGGTAAGGGCACAAACATTGTAAACGCCGCCTCAGGAACAGGAGGAATTGGTGGTACTGGTGGAGGTACACCACAAGTTGATGTAAGATTTCCTAACCCACCAAAAATAATAGTAGAAAAAGGTAGTGGATGGAAAGAAGGTGAACTAATAGATTTGATTGATAAAGGTGGGATACAACTTGGTGAGAGTATTCTGAAGTTAATTGAAGATGCTGTTAAGAGAAGCGGAGGTGAGTCAAGGATACCAGGAAAATAAATTTTCTTCTATTTATATAAAAAAAAGAAATGGCAGGTAGTCCTTTGGATTTTATCAGTTCGGAGTTTTTTAGGAAGAAGATGATGACAAAAAATCTTCAACCCTACAAGAAATCTCCGAGGAAAATTACACCACCGATAACTTATGAGGTGAGTCAAAGGGAAATTTCCGTTGTAGATACTCCAGACCAATTAATTGACACCCCGATTTTTGCGAACAATCTTTTATACCCACTTAACAGATATGGTGCGGAAGGTGGTTACAAACAAGTACCAGACCCTACAGCATTATTAGGAACGAAATCAAATGAAGGAGAATATGGGCCAGGTCAACAAGACGCAAAGATAGTAGAACAATCTCCAATCGCGGCACTCAAAGGGTTCGGAACAATTGCGCCCGCTTGGAAACCACTTAACGCATTTTCCAACGGAGCTCAAGCATTGTTGGACGGTGCCGAATTTGTTGGCCAACTTGAAACCCCAAGGTACGGAGTTGGTGTATATAATAATCAACCATATTATACATTTGTACCCTCAACTTATACGCCTGTAAGTATTTTACTAAGTCGAGACCCCCAAGGTAGCGATGGTCTCCTAAGCCAAGATTCGTATGTAGTCAAATTAGGTGCCAATATATTAAGGAGGGAATTCGAAACAAGAATTGCCGCAAGACAAAGACAAGAAACAGTTGGACGAATCAACGCTTTCAATGTGAGGAGCGGTACGGACGTTTTAGGTTTAGTCACAGGAAGAGTTCCAATTCTTGAACCAAACTACCAAATAACTGTACCCGCAAATCCTGTTTTAGCTGCCACAGACTTTCTATTGAGATTGGCAGGAAGTATAATACCAACTTCAACAATTCCAGGTTCGTATTTTGACCCGAGTATAAATTCGGGAATGCCAACAACAATCCAACAATTATCCAATGCCTACAGGAGAGCAACAGCAACTGGACTTGCAAGTACATTCAGTCGATTGTTGGGTGCACCAAAATCAGGCTCCCAGTTATTTTTGAATAACACAGGCGGAGGACAAAAAGCAAGATTATTTGGGAATTTAAATTACAACAAATACAAACCTGATTACGACAGAAGTATTTTTGACAGAGCTGCGGGTGCCTTGGTCGGTACTGTTACGAATAATAGTAATTTCTATGTCGGTTCTATAACATCAGACCCATCAAGAGTTTTCAGCCCTGGTGGTGATATACCAATAAACCAATTTGGCCAAGAACAACAAATGCCTGTTTATGGTCCATCGGAGCTAGCTGAGCTATATGAAGGTGGTACAAGAGAAATTAAATTAGGTGCTAACGGTCCCACATATTCAAACGGAGGAGGTATTGAGGGCGGTTTTACTTGGGTTTCACCAAAGTACAAAGGGAATGCTGGTAAAAAAGTTGGGATTGGAGGGGAAATTACAGACCAAGACCAAGATTTCAAACCATCTTCATACAATAAGACCGAGTCCACTGAGATAGAACTCAAGAGAGGTTCAATATTAGATAATACTCAAAGAATAATTGATAGCCAACCACAAGGAGGAAGGAGATTACAACATGTTGGTAATGCAATTGACCAAGTTTCTAAAGTATTCAACGACGGGTATAATGAACTCACAAAAGGTTCAAGAATTATCAGATACGTAGGTTCTATAGGTCAAGAGGTCGGAACCGAATATTGCAGAGTATTTGCAAAAGATGTTCCTTATTTACAGTATAATGATTTACAGAAAACCGATGGGATGACAACGCAAGGAAGGAAATTCGCTTATTCTGTGATGGACTCAACTTACAATTTAAACATAGCACCAAACAAAAGAGAGGGAGGTCAAGACTCAACTAACTTAATTAACGACACCGCAAACGGAGTGTCATACGCAAAAAAATATATGTTCTCTTTAGAAAATTTGGCTTGGAGAACATCATCAACACCTGGTTTCAGTGTTTCAGAATTACCAATTTGTGAGAGAGGACCAAACGGTGGAAGAATTATGTGGTTCCCCCCTTACGGTTTGACTTTTAGTGAGTCTGTTTCCGCATCTTGGAAACCAACAGACTTCTTAGGTAGACCTGAACCAGTTTATACCTACACAAATACTTCTCGAGGAGGAACACTTCAATGGAAAATTGTGGTAGACCACCCGTCTGTTCTAAACATGATAGTCAATAAAGTTTTGAATAAAGAAAACAACAAAAATAAAATCAATGGAATGATTGAATCATTCTTCGCAGGTTGCTTGAAATATGATTTATATGAGTTAGCTAAAAAATACTACACGATAGCACCAGGAGAATTGAACGAACTACAACAACTAATAAATGGTAAGGAATTAAGTAATGAGCAGTTAGGTTTTGTAAGAGACGATTTAGCTTCTGGTGCACAAACAACAGGTAATCAGAGTCAAGTCGTAACTGACCCCAACCAAAATCAACCGACAAATTCTTTGAAACAATTTGAATCTTTTGGTTTTTATTTTCCCAACGCATTGCCGTTAGAACCACCTACAACTGTGTCCGATTATTCATTTTACTATGGAGTATACCAAGGACAGATTACTACAAATAAAAATTATAGTGATAAAGAGACGCTGAAAAACTTTTTCAATGAGGTGATACAGAAAAATTTTGAAGAAGTAGAAAAAAATTTTATACCTCAAATTAAAAAATTATTAGAAACTCCAAGTACAAAAATAACAATAACACTTGTAGGAAGTGCTTCATCATCTGGTTCAGAACCATATAATAAAAAACTATCCGAAAGAAGATTGGAGTCGGTTATCAAGTATTTCAGTAAAGATAGTGTACTTGCTAAAGCAATCGATTCAAAAAGAATTACTTTTAAACCGCTAGCACAAGGAGAAAACGCTTCTATTAAAAAATGGGACACCAAATCAAATACGTTTACAGAAGAAAATTATAATTGTAGTAGTAACACCTATGATAACCAATCTGATAGTGATAACCCACAGATATATAATATCGAACCGATGTCTTGTAGAAGAGTAAGAATTCAGAGTATCGAAATGACATCAGATGTACCAACACAACAAACAAGCTCGGCAACCCAACCAGCTGGTGGGTCTGGAACTCAACCAATCAACCCGATTCCTAAACAAGATTTGGAAACAAAAACTAGAAACAGAGATAACATAACTAAAAGAGTTCTGAGAGCTCTTTTGTCGGAATGTGATTATTTCGAGACCATCAAAGAGGAAACACCGATGGTTTACGACTCGTTGAAAGAAAAACTAAAATTTTTCCAACCAGGATTCCATTCTACAACACCCGAAGGTTTGAATTCAAGATTAACATTTCTTCAACAATGTATGAGACCTGGTGATACAATACCAACAGTCAAACAAGTCGGTAGTGGCAAGCAAGAGCTTCAATATAACAACGCAACAAATACAAGTTTTGGCGTACCACCTGTTTTGGTTTTGAGAATAGGTGATTTTTATAACACTAAAATAATACCCGAAAGTTTACAGATAAGTTATGAGTCACTTGATTTGAACCCTGAAGGTATAGGTGTACAACCCATGATTGCAACAATTTCCATGGGATTCAAATTTGTTGGTGGAAGTGGACTGAAAGAGTCTATAGACAAATTACAGAACGCTTTAACATTCAATTATTATGCCAATACAGAAATTTGGGACGACAGAGCCGATAAAACAGATGATAGTCTAAAACAATATGATAAGGAATTTCTTAGTTTAGTTGCACAATCTGGACCACCTACAACTAATCAAATACCTAATTACAACGGACAGTCAAACGAAAATACAATAGGAAACAGAATAACAACTAATGTTACACCGTCAGGAGAGACGGGGACGATATCCTACCAAGAGTTCATGAATAATTTTGTTTCACAAAGCCAAACTTATTTCCAAAATATTGTAAACAAAAGTAAGGATGTTACAAGACAATACAATAATGCCGTAAGACAAAATTGGACTGCGGTTAAAAAATATACAAAAGGTAACTTCTTAGTTGACCCATCAAAGGAAACATACCTATTTGGGAAACCAGATTCTATCGAAAAAATAATAGATAATGTTACAAAAGACTTAATTGATGATATAAAATCTGGAAAAGACAGATTTATAATTTGGATTTCTAATACAAATCTACAATTCAGTGATAAAGTAATTAGAGAATTGAAGAAAAACTATCAAAATTTTGTGACAAGAAAAAAAGGAACTTTTCAAAACGCCCTCACAACCATAACACAAGCCCTTGTTAATGAGGAGCAAAATTACTTACAATCTATCAGTAGGGTTAATACTGTCCCATATAACACATCACCCAATACAGGTACAGATGGATACCAAGAAAAGAATGGATTCACCAGACTTTATAGAATTACTGGAACAACCCAAGTGGGGCCAGGCACAACCGCAGCAAACACTTTACAAGAGTTAGTAGACGATATCAAAAAAGTACAAACCAATTTGATAGAATACTATCAGTTGACAAGGGTTGAGAATGAATTCAACTATAATGGAAATTCATATAAAGGTATATTAGTTTATGGTGAAGACAATCCAACTTATTCTGCGAGAGAAATGCAAAGAGAAGTTTTCTTTCCATTCAGTACAAACCAAGAATTTAAAAATTTCAGAGAATTCAGAAGGATGTACATGATGTTGTCTCAGGAATTGAAGACGGACAAGTATGAAACCTTTAAAACAGCGATGATTGGTAATATAATTAATAATGATTCTTTGATTGGAAAAGGTAATCCAAACATATCACAAATGTTTGATAAATATTGGAAAGAAATTGCTAAGCCCTTGTTTGACGAAGAAGATACTCTTACAAATGCATTTTTGGACGAAATGGAAAAAAACAAGTTGAAAAATTTCATTAATTATACACCGTTCCCAAGCAAACCAAGAGTTTTTGATTATTCTCAAAATAATAATCCAACAGATTTAGAAAAAACTCTTATAAAAAACTTAGGAGCTTCAACTAACAGTTCAACAAACACTAAAACTTGGAATGACCAGATTGGTTCGGGACAAGTCTATCAATCAAAAGTTAAATTAAACTGATGGGTTTTCCGTATTATAATAGATATAATGAGTTCTTAATAAACGGAGAACAAACTGTTGTGCCATATGTTAACATTCCACAAAAACCAACAGATAAAACGTACATCTATAAAGTAGGACAAAGTAGATTAGATAAAGTTTCACAACAATTTTATAATTCACCATATTTCAATTGGTTGATATTACAAGCTAACCCACAATTCGGGGGTTTGGAAAATACAATCTACGATGGTGCAATTTTAGTTATTCCATTTCCTTTGATTCCTTCTTTACAGGATTATAAAGCTCAATTGGAAAACTATTTTTATTATTATGGTCGATAATTTTCAAGCCGATAATAACGGTAATATATACGTTGAGTTCGACTACAATAATATAATTCTTGTAGACCCAAATCGTACTGTCTCGTTGGATGGAAAAATAAATGAGAGACTAGTAGACCATGAGAGTTTGGTTATGTTTGCTAATTTGGAAGCAGATGTACTTCCAAGAACTAAATTACTTTTGGGGATTAGTCCTGAAAATTCACAAAGACAAACACTTTCAATCGCCAAAATTAATTTCCTTAGACCTGGAAAAAACAATTATCTTGGTACAGGATATTATGATGAGTTAACGGGTAAAGACTCGTTACAATCACAAGCTGGTAACCAAAAACTTGAAAGAACTTTTTCTGGTGGAGGTAAGAGGGCACTGATTGAAAGTAGTGTTGCATTCGAAGAGAACGTTGTAGATAATGGTTTATTGGGAATTACCTCCATTAATGTAAAAGTATCTTCATCATTTATACCCACTGTGTCTGTTGAACTTGAAGATGTGCAAGGGAAGGCTCTCTTCCAATTGGGGAATCAATCACCATACGCTTCATTTTTCAATTTGCCATACCCACAATTTTACCTGACTTTGAAAGGTTATTATGGTCAGGCTATAAAATATCAACTGAACTTGATGAAGTTCAATGCAAGATTTAACTCACAGAGCGGTAACTACCAAATCACCTTGGATTTCCAAGGTTTTAAGTTCAACGTATTAAATGAAATTACAATAAATCATTTGTTAGCGACGCCACACATGTATAGTAAAAGATTTGAAGTTTCCGCAAATAATGTGGTGGCCAACCCTTCGGCAAATCAATCCGACCTTAAAACTGAACAAGGGGCGCCAAAACCCGTAAATAATACTTCCCCCGACAACAACAATAGAACATCGGCTTCTTTTGTAAGTGAAAAGGGATATCAAAAAATTGTTGAAGTTTACAGTGAATACAAATCTAAAGGATTAGTACCACCAGATTTTCCCGAACTTACACTAATGCAGTTGATTAACAAATTTGATACTTTTCAACAAAGAATTGTCGATTCGTATCCCAAGGTTCAAGTTGAACCTCTCACTAACATAAGAAATTATGTTAAAGTAGTTCAAAACTATTTTGACACAATCGTTGGTACAAATTCAAGTTGGTTTGCAAAATATACAAGTCCTCAGCATATTGTAATGAAAGACGGAACCAAAGTTTATTTTCTTAGGAAAAGTATTTTAGGTGATGCGGTTGCTGAAAATGAAACACTAAGCAGATTAGATAGGGATATCAAAAGTTTCAATCTACAACTTTCCGAGAACCCTACGTTGGGTGCTGGAAAACCTGATGAGATAAAATTACAAAATTTAAGTATTGAAAAAATTATTCTTGATACGCTTAATAAGGCAGATATTGATTGGTTCAAAACATCACAATCTTTTCTGAATGTTGCTGCACCAACATCAGCACAGCAAGGTGAAGTTGAAAGACAACTTGATGCACTTTATGCAGAAAGAACGGTCACAAAGAATGGAAAAACTGAAAATGTAAGACCTGAACTTTTTGTTTTCGATGGGGAAGGTAGATTTATCCAAACAATCAATCAAATAAAAACTGAAGCAACAAGAAAACTTCAATCAATTGAATCTGCGATTACAGCAGACTTGAAAGACAGAATTCAAAGCACTGCTTTGGGTATCGGGTTTAATCCAACTGCTAGGAATATTTCCGCGGTAATTATGGCTAATACCGAGGGATTTCTAAGATTGATAGATGATGTTCACACAAATGCTTGGAATGTAAAATATGATAGCGTAAGAAAAGCCACAATCCAAAATAATAGTTCATCGGCCCCCAACACAGAAGTAAGAAAAAATGTTAATATTACTAATGAGGCGGCAAATCAAAATCAAGGTTTGGTAACAGGTCAACAACCAGTCTATCCTTGGCCACAATTTTTCATAGAATCACCCGAAGATAAAAAAGGAAGATTCCAACTAACATATATTGGTGACCCAAGTGTGGTCAATTTAACTCAAGGATACCTTTTCGAAAAATGGCCTGAGGTTGAATTTGTTGAAGAATACATGAAAGGTTTATCACAAAAATTTTCTGTTCCATTAGCACAATCACCAATAGAAAGTCAAAACACAACATTCCTCATAAGTTTTAACGCTATAGAATATCCTCAGAAATCAAATTTACCATATTCCAATAAAGAACAATTGAAATTTTTATATGAAATATGGGAAAGACAGTTTGTTACGTCGAGATATTCTAATTTCATAAGAGGAACAGGTAATCAAATACAAAATTTGTTGGAATATAATAAAAATGTTGAAACAAATAATATTGTAAAAGCCTTAGGAGACACTTCACCCTATTTGATTTATCTGATTAAGAACACACCTTTTACCGCACAAGATTTTACAAACTATTTGAGACAGTTTTCCAACGAAGGAGTAGGAAGATTTTGGCAAGATTTCATTCGAGATTTTTTTGTAACCCCTTATATCAAAATAGAAACCGAGAATCCTTTTTCGATTCTACAAACAAACGATTTGGGGCTAGAACCACAAAGTAATGTTGGTATTGAAAACTTAGAACAAATTGTTAAAGGTGCCACAAATGAACCTTTTATAATTGACACATACCCATTCAGAAATTATGAGTGGAGTTCTAAAAACATGGCTAACAGTGCTCAAAGCCAACAACAACAGGTTTACGACACAAAAAAAAGTTTGAAAGTTTTTCAAGATAGAAGTGTAATTTCCAACTTCACAAACATTTACGATTATTCAACTAACAGACCTGTAACGAATTTTTCTTACAAAACCGCTTTGATTCCGACATTTGTCACACAACCTTCTGAAACAAACAGAGATAATTTATTTAACTATTTTAAAAATAAAAATGAAAATCCAAATGAGTTAATACCCACAGAGGGTTCGGTAAGATATTTGACACCTTCTGGTTCATTAGAACCCTTAAAAATAAGTTCGATGATGAACACCCCATACTTTATCAATGCAATTCAAGAGGGTGTTACTAAAGAAAAAAATAAAGAAAAATATCCTTATGTATCTGCGGCTTATTTATTTTTGAATTCTTTACCACTTTCATCTTTAAGAGAGAGATATAAAACCGAAAACATAGAAGAAGATTTAGATTTTGTTGCATCTTGTTTTAACAAATTTGGTGCGATACATAAAATGCCATATCCTTGGATTTTGAAGATGGGTTCAATTTGGCACAGGTATAAAGAATTCATTGATAATGGTATAGACATATTAGGAAATGTTTGGAAAAACTTTGACTATATTGGTAATTTTGACCCACAAACCAATAACGTTTCTAAAGTTTATAATTTGGAGTTGACACAAGGAGTATCAACCACCATTTCTTTACAAACTCAATCATCTACCGAAATTAAATTACAACCTGGATTTTATCCCAAACTAATAAATGATTTCAATAGGTTCTTGAATGGTACAGATTTATATTCAACCTATTCTGATAGCGAAATCCAAAAATCCATCAACAACGGGATGTTGTTGTATCAATTTCCAAACTCGAAAATTATTGCAACCGAAGGAGGAGTTAGTTTAAACTTATCTACATGGTCAGTCTTGGTGCCAAAAAATATAAAAAAATCTTCAGTTTCTGCTAACGATTGTGTCCCAAAACCTAACGATACAATTTCTAAAGATTTTTATATTGTACCGTCATTTGGGTGTAATTTGAATCAAGCGGCTGTTGAGTGTTTACAACAAAATACAACTTTGACCACAGTGAATCTTACATCAAACCCTTCAATGTATAACGGGTCGGTAAGAACTTTTTGGGCGGCCTCTAATTTTGGATATTTTGATAATAACCAAATTACAAGACCCACCTACCAAGAGTACATCAATATAATTGACCCACAAGTATCCAAACAACAACCATTCAAAATTTGGGCGATTCCTGAATATTCTAAGATTGAAGAGATTTTTGGTGTATTCGATTCCAAATCTTTAAACATAATGGAACAAGAGTTTTTAAATTTTTGTAAACCTTCAACCGATATCAGTTTTCCCATTGGACAGAACATAATCGAAAAGAACAATTACATGATGAACGCCACTTACAAGAATTTTCAGGCGTTAATTAGAAGTTTGATGACAGTTTTACCTATACCAACAACCGATAAAAGTTTAATATTTCAAGAAGCCATACCTAAACAATTTGAAAATTTCAAAAACACGATTCAAGGGTTCATGGAGTACGATTGGATTGTTAGGAATGGTAACCCTTCCAAATATTCTAGAAGAATTTGGGATTCTTATTTATCTTTTAATTCCACCGCAACAATAGTTGACCCTATATTTTTTGATTATTATGTTGCAAACAGTTTACCAACAAATGGAGGTACAACTACATTGGCTAGTTCCATTGCGAATTTTCCTAATGAATGGAACACACTATATAAAGAGGTTGGATTTTCTACAATTAATGGTTTGACATATACCGACAACGGCTCATATATCACCGACTTTTTTGTAGACAACAATATCAAATTTTCCGTTGATAACATTGCATTATTGTCACAAATAATCAAAATGTATGCTACCACAAAAATGGTAAGTTCTTCGACGAGTGTCTCTCAGTTCAAAACTAGCTTACAAAATTATTTAAATGGTCAATCAACTTTACAAGGTAATCTTTTGGGGCTTGTTATTAATTCAATCAAGGCAAAACTACCAAACTATGAACAACCAAAGGAAGCAACAATCAACTCACAAGTTCAAAGTATGCAAGGTAAAGTTGAAACTTATGAGGTTTTCAAATCGCTAAACGATAAATGGGTTGCGGGGTCAGACTATAAATCTAAAACTTTATTTGAAGATATCTTGTTTTTAGATAGGGCTTCAAGAAACATTGGTGATACAATCATATTAGATATTTTCGATATCAAAAGTATGTTGAGTAAGAATCACCTGAATGAAAATATGACCGTATACACTTTGCTTGCTGGACTTCTCATGAAAAATAACTTCACAGTGATGCCACTACCAGCATATGTGAATTTTTATAACGTACAAGAAGTTGATGGAATTTCGGTTCCAAACCCTGAAGGTTCATTGGCGTTTGCTAACAATCTTTGGGGTACATTCACAAACGTCGATTATCGAAAAACTGGACCTAAGATGGTTTGTTTCTATGTTGGTAAACCATCTTCACATTTGGAATTACCTGATAATGTTTCAGGATATGGAAATGATGCTTTCGAGTTGAGAAGAAGTAGTGAGGTCCCATTATTAGAAGACCAAAATAATAAATCTGATTGGGCACTTTCAAATAAATGTGTAGGATTCAATGTAGACATCGGTGTGAGAAATCAAAATATTTTTTCTTCTTTTTCTGTTGGTCAAGACAATGGAGTAGCAACCTCTGAATCAATACAAGTTGTTACGGAAATGATTAATCAAACAAATACAAGAACAGTCGGTAACCAAGCCGCCAATCTTTACAATTATTATAAAAATAGAAGTTATACTTGTGATGTGGTGTGTTTGGGAAATGCCTTGATACAACCTACAATGTACTTCAATTTGAGACACGTACCTATGTTCAATGGTCCGTATATGATTACTCAAGTACAACACCAAATCTCAGCTGGTAATTTTCAGACAACTTTCCAAGGAGTACGTCAAGGAATTTATGATTTACCACCAATAGACAATTTTTTACAAGCAATCAATCAAAATTTATTGAGTCAAATCGAGGCGCTGGTGATTCAAAAAACCGACCAGAAAACTACAGATGGAACAACGTCTCAAGACAAGGGTAATGATATACAGACTGGTGGTAATGGACAAAGTGTCGCTGCAGACAATTCTTGTATTGCAAATTTAAACGCCAATTACGACACTAACGGATTCCAAATCGGTACACCGCAACAGACAACAATTACCGCAAAGGATTTTGTAGACAAACTCATCGGTACAAATGGGGTTTTACAGAATAATAAGCCATTAGCGACAATTATTTATGCAATAACCTATGTTAGAACTTTCAGTAGTCAAGGTGACCCCAATGGACAATTCGTTTCAAATAATAACAACTATGGATTGATAAGTTTGAATTCTCAATACGGAGACAGAGAACAATTTTTCTCAGGAAAAACTTATTACTGTTTCAACACACCAACCTTGGGGAATACAAAAAGTTTACCAATGGCTATGTTTGCAAGTGTGGACAAGTATCTAGATTTTATGATATCAACCGTGTCGTCCAATGTTGCAAATATAGAAAATATCGGATTGACAAAGTATTATGTGACTCAATTCCCAACCCAAAATATGACAGAAGAAGACTATATGAAAGATGAAAAGAGGTATAGCGACAATTTTGATGCAAAGTTTACGGAAGCTTTAATTAGTGCGGATAAATTAGGTTTAGATTCAGGTATTCTGGTTGAGAACCCACCACCAATTAACCAAAATCTTAACACTACACCATCTCCGACTCCAACATGCCCACCAACAATAGTGAGTTCATTTAGTCCATTACAAGGAAGACCAGGTACAATCATAACTTTGAATGGACAAAATATGCAGTACATAACTTCAATCTCAGTTACCTCTCAAACTAATACGACACCTACACCAGTTGACCATAGGTCTATACAAATAATAGGAACCAACAAAATAAAGTTTTCACTCCCATCCTTACCAAACCAACCAATACCTGGCCAAATACTATTCAACGTTAATAGTACAAATAATCCCTCACCAATAACCGTTGGTTTACCACCAACGCCATTTGTTTATTTCCCATCATAAGATTTGTTCATTTCAATATATTTATAATAAAGATTTTTATGGATATCAAACAAGCATTAAACAACTATCTTGGAAAACAAGTAAAGTTTTCACAACAAGACAATGGTGATGGCACTAAAGAGGTTTGTGATTTGGATACAGGTGAATGTTACGTTGTAAGAGAAAGAGACGGTTTGATTGAAAGAGCGGGACATCAAGTATACACAAACAGAAAAGTAAAAGTTGAAACCGCCAAAGGTATAAAGCAATTATTAAATGGTTAATAAAATGGGATTAGATAAAAAAATAATCAGCGAGATTGAAAGATATAAGAAAATCAATCGTTACATAATGGAACAGGATATTGCGGCTCTCCCTGGTATTGAACCTGGTGCGACCGATGCTATTCCACCAACAGGTGCTGGGGCGGGTGCTCCTGAACCTCCAGCTCCACCCGCAGCTCCTACGGCTACAGGTACCACAACCCCTGAAAAGATTGATGTAGAAAACGACCCTGATGTTGAAAAAATTGATGACGAGGGACAATCAACAGAGACTGAAGAAGGAGGAAAAGAGGAGTTGGATGTTACAGAGCTTGTTTCATCACAAAAAAATATTGAATCTAAACAAGAGGAATATTTTGACAATCTTTTCCAACAACTTTCTAAATTGGAATCCAAATTGTCTGAAATGGATAATTTGATGAACAGATTGAACACAATAGAAACCAAACTTGAAAAATACAGGGAGAAAACTCCACAAGAAAAATTGGAATTGAGAACTTATGATTCCTATCCCTTCAATCAAAAATTATCGGACTTCTTTACTGATAAAAAAGAAGAAATGGAAAAGACAGGAAAACATGATTATGTTCTAACATCTGACGATGTAGAGGATATTAATCCAAGTGAGATAAGACAATCTTTTCAACCCGATGAGGACAAATTTGTATAAAAATCTTAGAAAGGACACTTCGGTGTCCTTTTTAATTTGACATATGGGTGATTACCAATTATATTTTATAAACATTAAAACATCTTAATTATGAGTAACGTATTAGACGCCGTATTGGCACAGTATGAAAAAAACCAAATCGGGGGCGGGGCCCAATCAAAAATGTCGCAAGACGAAAGAATGAAAAAGTATTTCGCTTTAATCCTCGGGGATAAAGAGAAATCAGGTCAGAGAAGAGTTAGAATCCTTCCTACCAAAGACGGTTCTTCACCGTTCAAAGAGGCTTGGTATCATGAAATCCAAGTGGGTGGTCAATGGCAAAAGTTTTACGACCCAGGAAAAAATGATAACGAGCGTTCTCCATTAAACGAGGTTTATGAAGAGTTGATGAGTACAGGTAAAGATTCCGACAAGGAACTCGCTAAACAATACAAGTCTCGTAAATTCTACATCGTAAAAGTTATCGACAGAGATAATGAAGCTGATGGACCAAAGTTTTGGAGATTTAAACACAATTACAAAAATGAGGGTATTCTTGATAAGATTATTCCTATTTGGAGAAACAAAGGTGATATCACTGATGCTGAAACAGGTCGTGACCTTATCATCGAATTGGCTAAATCTAAAACTCCAAAAGGTAAAGAATACACCACGGTATCTGCAATTATGTACGATGACCCAGCTCCTGTACATACAGACAAAGACCAAGCAAAGGCTTGGGTTGAAGATGAACTCAGTTGGACTGATGTATACAGTAAAAAACCTGTAGAATATCTCGAAGCAATTGCTAGAGGTGAAACACCAAAATGGGATTCTGAAAAGGGTGGTTATGTTTATGGTGACGAATCAGTTTCAGAAGAAACAATCGGTGGAGCAAAAAAGGTTTCTAAGAAATACGAAGACCCTCAAGCAGATTCTGAGGCAGACACAGATTTACCATTCTAATTTTATAACATGTTCCCGACATCTGTGTCGGGAACATCTATTATCACTATAATATGGCTATTAAGAAAAATGATTTTAGTAACTTAAAGAAGAAGTTTTCGACTTCAGCGAGATATAAACCACAAAGGTTTTTAGACTTGGGTTCAGACTTCTTGGATGCCGTAGGACTTCCTGGTCCTGCGATTGGACATATCAATATGTTCTTGGGTCACTCTGACACAGGAAAAACGACAGCCGCTATCAAAGCAGCGGTTGATGCACAGAAGAAAGAAATACTTCCTGTCTTTATTATAACAGAACAGAAGTGGAGCTTTGACCACGCTAAGTTGATGGGATTCCAATGTGAAGAGGTTGTAGATAAAGAAACAGGTGAATTGGATTGGGATGGTTTTTTCTTGTTCAACAATAACTTCAGCTACATTGAACAGATAACTGATTACATAAATCAACTTCTTGACGCTCAAGAAAAGGGCGAGTTAAACTATAGTCTTTGTTTTATTTGGGATTCAGTAGGTTCTGTACCGTGTAAGATGACATACGAGGGTAAAGGTGGTAAACAACATAACGCATCAGTTCTATCAGATAAGATTGGTATGGGAATCAATCAGAGAATTTCAGGCTCAAGGAAAGCCGATACAGACTACGAGAACACATTAATCATTATCAATCAACCTTGGGTAGAATTACCTGACAATCCATTTGGTCAACCTAAAATTAAGGCTAAAGGTGGAGAATCAGTTTGGTTGAATTCATCTCTCGTATTTTTATTCGGTAATCAAAAGGGTGCGGGTACAACTAAGATTACTGCAACCAAAGACAAACGTTCAGTAAAGTTTGCTGTGAGGAGTAAGATATCAGTTATGAAAAACCACATCAACGGACTTGGATTCGATGATGGTAGAATAATTGTCACACCACATGGATTCTTGGCTGGTAAAGATTCAACTGAAGAAAAAGCTTCAATTGAGTCTTACAAAAAAGAATATGCTGACTATTGGAAAGATATCATCGGTGCAGAGGGAGACTTTACACTTACGGAAGAAAAAGAAGACTAATATATGAGCACCGACGGAATTGTTATATTCTTTTCATTATTTGCTCTTTATGTTCTTATTCAATATATTACTTCATCGTTCAAAAAAGATTGATTCACGTTTAAATAGATTATGTGACTAAGACATTGTTGGTAGATGGGGACAACCTATTTAAGATTGGATTTCACGGGGTCAAAGACCTTTATAGCGACGGCTCACACATAGGTGGGGTATATCATTTCGTCAATACAATCAGAAGATTTTTGGAAATGCACAATCATGATAAGGTGATTGTTTTTTGGGATGGTGACTCTAATTCATCAATCAGGAAATCCATTTACCCACAATACAAGGGTAATCGTCGACAAGACATGAATGAGTACAAATACGAATCTTACTTGCAACAAAAAGCAAGAGTAAAGATGTATTTGGAGGAGGTATATGTTCGACAAGTCGAGATGATTAACAACGAGGCTGACGACCTAATATCCTACTATACGCAAATAGCGACTGATGAAGAGATTATTATATTCTCAGCGGATAAAGACCTTACACAGTTGATTAACCCAAGGGTGACTATCTATTCACCTGTAGGGAAAGGGTATCTTAAGAACGGTGATAAAATAACCATCAACAAAGTGGACATTCCTCACTACAATGTGACTTTGACCAAAGTTATGACTGGTGATAAATCAGATAACATTGATGGTATAGAAGGATTGGGTGAAAAAACTTTGGTAAAACTTTTTCCCATTATGCTTGAAAAACCATGCACTATCGAGGAAATATTGGATTATGCACGAAATATCAAACAAAAGAAACTTCCAAAATCGTTACAAAATATTTTGACTGGACGGACCAAAAATGGTATACTTGGAGAACAGTTCTATCTTATTAATAAACAAATCGTTGACCTCAAAAATCCATTGATTACGGACGACGGTAAAGCCTTGGTAGAACAAATTCATACCGATACAATTGACCCCACAGACAGAGGCTATAAAAACTTGATGAGACTGATGATGGAGGACGGACTTTTCAAGTATCTACCTACCAATGGTGAAGCGTGGGTAAACTTCCTTAAACCTTTTATGAAGTTAATCAGAAAAGAAAAACGAAATACAAACAAAAACTAAAAACTATGAAAGAACAAGACAGTACGAAAATGGAATTTTTATTGACATTGAATGACAACATTGTCGTACAAAGATTTTTCAACGTGAGGGGATACAACCCAAAAGCAAAAAACTCTGTTGAACTTTACGAGTTCATCAAAGCACTCAAGGAAGAACTTGAGTATTATTTGAAAATGAAAACCGTCACCTACATGATGGACAACAAAGAGGCAATTCAACATGACCCGACAATCATGGAGACCTCATTCACCGAGGGACCTGAATATTTTAATATTTTTGTGAAGTTGGGTGAACAGACACTTTGTCATAGAATCTTTGATGGAAAAAGATTTCCTCCAAAAGTTCGTTACACGGTTGACGTAAGACCATATCTGAAAGATGTGTTGAAAGAGTTGACTGACATTTTTTCAAACAACAAATTAAATTACCAATATTTGGAATTTGATTTGGCTAAGTGAGTATTTACTAAAGAGAGGGGTATAGATTAATTATGAATAAAAATTTTGATTATTTAGGTAACCAGTTTCAAATACAGTTACTTAATCAAATTATAGAGGATAAAGATTTTGCAGGCTCCATCGTTGACGTAATTGAACCCTCCTATTTTGACAACAAATATTTCAAGATTATCATACAGATGGTCAAAGAGTATTATGTCAAATATGAAGCGACACCAAATTTTGAAACCTTAGAGCAAATTGTAAGGTCTGAAGTATCTCAAGAACTAGTTGCTAAAATAGTTTTGGATACCCTCAAACAAGTAAAAGACGCTCCATTTGAAGGCAGTCAATTCGTACAAGAAAAGGCGTTAAAGTTCTGCAAACAACAAGAGTTACAGAAAGCCATGGACCGAGCCCAAAAAATCATCACAGAGGGTGATTTTGAGTCGTATGATAAAGTTGAGGGTTTGGTTAGAGATGCTTTACAAGTTGGACAAATTGAAAAGAACATTTCAGACATTTTCACTGGTCTTGATACAGTTTTGGAGGAAGACTATCGTCACCCAATTCCAATGGGAATTGCAGGTATCGACAAGCTACTCAAAGGTGGTTTGGCCAAAGGGGAGATTGGTGTAATTTTAGCACCAACAGGTGTTGGTAAAACTACGGTACTTACCAAAATTGCAAATACCGCCTTCAACTTGGGATACAATGTATTACAAATATTTTTCGAGGACAATCCAAAGATTGTTCAAAGAAAACATTTCACAATTTGGACAGGTATAGAACCTGATAGATTATCCTTCCACAAAGAAGAAGTCATATCTAAAGTCCAAGAGATTCAAGAATCTATGAAAAATAGATTGGTTCTCAAGAAATTAGCATCCGACACAATGACTATGAACCAAATCAAAAACCAAATCAGAAAAATGATTGCTGATGGAACAAAAATAGATATGATTCTTTTGGATTACATCGATTGTGTCTTACCTGAGCAATCATCGAAAGATGAATGGAAAGCGGAAGGTTCTGTAATGAGAGCATTTGAAGCCATGTGTCATGAATTAAATTTAGTTGGTTGGACTGCAACTC